CTGGTTTGTAGCAAAAATACGAAGAAAAATTGACATTATCAACATAAGTTTTTAAATCTAAGAAATAAATTCGTATATTTTCACTTATCAACTGATTGAAGTCCCTATCTGATGTACAGATTGTGATTTTTTCGTTTTCTTCTTTATTTAAACAATAATATGCTATAAAATCATCACTTTCGATAACTTCATCTTTTAATTGTCTAATATATAACTCATTAAGGTATTCCCAAACAATACTTCTCTGTAAAAGTTCGGATTCATCTGTTGGTTGAGTACCGTTGATATAATCTTTACCACGACCACTTTTATATGGTTGATAAATATCATATCTAAGCTTACCACTAAAGTTACCATCCCAGAAAACATATACTCTATGGTATAAATCTTCACTTAATAACTTTCGAAGTATTGTAAGGAATGAATATAATCCACCCACATGTACTCCAGCTTGGTTGTATTGGTCTTTGGCACCGAAATACCCTGTCTTAAACAAGGCATTTCCGTCAACCAATAATGTATTTTTTGTAATTTCTAGTTTTTCACCGTTTCTTGGTGGTCTTTTGTTCATATTCGAACATTTTAAAGGTTATTACTCTTTTTCGTATGCATCAATATCAAAATTATGTTCTTTCACATCAAATGTGTCAAACGTTGTTCCTAATTTTGAATTGATAAAATCTTTATTATCTTTAACATAATCATTCTTTTCAGCTGGGTTAACAAAACCATGTGGTGTTGAACAAATAGAACCCATTCTTTCAATCCCATTAACGTGGTTTTTAACACATTTAATATCGGTCATTACACCAAATTGGTATGATTTACCACCCATAACAGCATCTAATTTCTTAGCTGATGATGTAGACATACCACCCATATGGAAAATAAGTCTAACACCGTATTTAAATCCTTCACCACCGTTATGCATTACTGTTGGTTGACCAACAGCGTTTGGTCTTAACCAAATTTTTTGAACTGCAACAAACGTATTTATAAATTCTGAACTTTCTCTTCTTGAAGCTGGAATTCTAAAATTTAAAATAGATTCAAACGACCTTTTTAACGCACCAGCAGTCCATTGGTTATTGTTTGTGTTTGAAACCGCACCTTCATAACATCCTATTGAACCGATTGAATCCCAAACAAATGTAATATTTCTATTAAATTCACCTTTAGCTTGTCTATCTAATATTTCATTCATAGCACGTGCAATATCTTCAACAACTGGGATAAATCTTTGAGGTGATTGTGTCATTTTACCAGATTTATAATCAAAGTTTTGATATAAATTAACTAAATCATATCCACCAAAATAAGTGAAATCTTCACCTTCCCAATCTATAACACCACCATCTTCATCAAATACTTCGTTAAATTCGAAACCAACAAGTCTAGCATGTTCCCAGTTAAAACTACCTTCTGTATCAAAGATTACGATATAATCACCTAATTTTTGAGCCCCAGCAATTGTTTCATAAATACCAGTTGATTTACCAACATCTGAAAATCCACGAAATTGTGATGTATATCCACGTGGAACACCTGGTAATCCTACCGCATCGTGAAATGCTTTTTTAAATGGAATCCAAGCTAAATCTTTTTCTTTAACTGTTTGTTCACCTAAACCTAGGCTTTGTTTAAAACTTTTGTTATCAAATGGTTTTTTTTCAATAATTTTTTTGGGTTTAACGGCCATTGTTTTTAAATTAATACTCTTGTTATTTGAACAAATATAGGCAATTTCTCACCTACATTTGTTTAATCCTAAATCAGAAAGGTAAATCATCACCTTCTTCAGAAGTTACAGAACTTTCTACTGGCTCTGAAGTTGTAGTTGATGCAACTTGTACATTACTTTTAACTTCTTCAACACCCATAGTTAATTCAGCTTCTAAATTGTCTCCTTCAGCTTTTGCGTTAGCGTTAGCTTCAGATTTAGCGATGAATTTTTTCTCGTCTTTATCCCATACTGGAATTTCACCTTTTACGATGATTCTCAAGTAATCATAAGACTTAACAGAATAAACATCTTCCCATGTTCTAACATCACCTGTCCATTCAGCTACCTTAGCAGCATCATCAGAAAGTGGTGATGGGTCCAAAGATGCAACAGCTGAAACAACTGGTACATTATTTTGGTTTCTGTTAATTGTTAATACAAGGTCACGACCAGTTTCAACATCAGTAACGTCTTTCTTGATAGCGTTAATCACACCGTGAATTTTATCCATAACACCGTCTTTAGACCATGCATGGTTAAATCTCCAGAATTTAACACCTTCTTCTTCGTTATCTCTGTCAATAACCTTAACAACATACATCAATTTAGCGTTGTATTTTTTCGCTAATTCTTTGTCAGTATCTTTACCAGTAGCTAACAACACTTCACGTGCTTCACAAAATGGACAATCTTCGTCTTTTTCATGTTTCAAACACGCAAATGTTTTCCACTCTCCATCAACTTGCATTTTGTGTCCATGGAATTCTACAAATGGAGATGAACCATCTGATGTAGGTACAATACGGATTGTTTTGGTTGCTGATTTAACACCTTCTTTAATAAATGTGTTAAAATAATTTTTAAGGTCGTAAACCTTTTCTGATTTCTTTTCGTACTGTGGCTTAGTTTTGCTCTCGTACTGTGCTAACATTGCTGCTAACGGATTTGCTTTCTCATTACTCATTTTTGCTTTTGTTTTTGTTTGCTTGTTATTATGCTTTCTCACATGTTACAAATATACTAACATATTTGTAATAAGTCAAGTTATTTACGATAATTTTTTGGATTATTTATCGATATTTTTACAAAGATACTAAGGTTTTTTTCATGATGCAAGTAAAATTTAAAATAAAATAAAAAAGGCTCCGTTTTGGAGCCTTATTTTACATATTTTCTTCAGTATAATCATTCATATCTTCTTCTTCGTATTCATTTGGAATAGCAAATGTTTTTTTAATGTCAGAATCAGTATAGTCATTTTCAACATCTTTTTTTGTTAAAACATATTCCTTCTGCTCTTTATCCATAACATCATATGCACCCTCTTTTTCTGACCAATAATCACTTAATTTTTGATTAAAAGGATAAGAATCTAAAGAACGCATTTCTAATTTTTCTACTGGTGTTGGATTTCTCTTAATGATTTCCTTTTCAAGTTCTTCTATTTTACTACCAATAACGTCCATTTTAGCTACATGTGATTCTAAATCAGATAATTTCTTCATCAGCATTTGTGTGTTACGACTAGCTTCATCAGCAGAATTTTTAGCTTCTTCAGAACCCTTAACCAACTCAGTAACATCTACCTCAATATCATCATCAGCTGGTTCATCATCCATCGAAAAATCAGCTGGTTCATCATCCATTGATAAATCAGTTGGTTCATCATTCGATGGAACATCACCAGATGGAGCACCATCGGCTGGAGCATCATCGGCTGGAGGTGTATCATCGGCTGGAGGTGTATCATTAGCTGGAGCACCATCGGCTGAAGCATCATCAAGACCTAAATCAGCAGCGATAGAATCAGCAGCTGCATCAACATCATCACCTTCACCCTCAGCCTCTTCAAGTTCATTACCAAGTAATAAATCTTTAAATTCTGGAAGTTCTTTTTTCTCTTGGTAAAAATCATATTCTGAAAGTAACCTAAATTTCTTAAGTTCTTCGTTTAATAATTCTTTATTTACTTTTTTCTTCATTTATAATTAGAATAATAATTGTCTACCATCTTCGGTAATTATTTTTTTATTGATTCTTTCTACAAGACTTTTATCACCTTTAATGACACAAACACCAGAACTACAATCTAAATTTGGGTCTTGATTTTCATTATTTAAAAATCCTTCCAAAGCATTATCTAATTTTTTTTGTTTTGGGTTTGTTTGATTTGAGTTGTTATTTTCCATAAAAACTTAATTAATTTTAATGTTATCTTTGTTTATAAATATCACGATTTAATTAAAAAACCCTACTAATGTTGAAAATGTTAAGTTCATCGTTATTAATCAAGATAAATTTATTTTGATAATCGGCCCAATTAATGTTTACAGTTTTGTAATCTATATTTCCAACATCACTTGTTGAAATGGAATCGATTAATTTATTTAACGCATTAATAGTATATAACGCATCACCTTTTTTATGAATAATAATAGCACTAGGAAATAAATTTTTAAAATTTATCTTTTCATCATTCTTAACGTTAAGCTTAAA